CGTAGCTGAGCCGCCTCGGACCCCGTTTTGAGTGCAGCATCTGACAGTTGATTCAAATTTTTTAAGGAAGGGGACAACACCTGTGTGTTGAACTTCTCCCCCTCTGATTCTACTGTTGATGCCCCTGATTCTACCAGCGTTAATACCGATACCAGCCCTTTGTGCGACATACTTGCCAATAGCCATATCGCTGCTAAAGATACTATCGAGGGAGTCATCAACATCAACCAGAACACAAGATGCAAATTGACGAATGGGTGTTCTGACACCTGCCATGATTGGCGTTGGGATGTTGATTCTGTGCTTGGAGATTGCGTCATAGTAACGTTTTACGTAATTTAATCTTTTCTCTTTAGGATACTCTGCAAACATAGTCAGAGCAATCATAATGTACATGAACTGAGGAGTTTCAAATACCTGTCCAGTACTTCTATCTTGTACAAGATATTTATCGACCACCTGACGGAGACCTGCATATGTGAATAAGAAATCTCTATCATGATCTATAAAAGTTTCAACTGTTTGAATCTCTTCAAGAGAATACTTATCATAGATACCATGATCGTATACCTTTGCAGCTACTGCTCCTAGTATTTGACCTTCAAGTGTAGGATAGTCTTTCCCACCATACACTTGTTTAGTTAGACCAAATAATAATAACCTAGCAGCAACAAACTGGTAGTTAGGATTGTCCAGAGATATAAGATCATTAGCAGATTTGATAAGGATCTCTTGTATCTCTTCAGTTGTGATACCATCATAGAATTGCAATCCAGAATTGATTTCCACTTGAGAAGCAGAGACAGCAGCAAGTCCATCACATGCTTTCTCTACCATCTTATGTACTTTCTCTAAGTCAAGGTTGGCAACCTGCCCATTTCTCTTCTTGACTTTAGTTCCATTCGTCATATCTTTTTCCAGTTTGTAAATTGTAATTTTGCTTCTAACCCTGAGTAGGTATTATCTTTTAGGATCTTCTGGACATCAAGTCCTGCTAAGATCATATCATTAATATCCTTTTGTGTCACTGATTGTTGCCAGATAACAACTCTTTCTCCTCTGTCAATTGTTCTGGAGATTCTGTCAACGATTTGTCTGTTACGAGGTTCGTTATCATAAACCCAAATATAATTGCTCCAACCAAACGTCCGAATATCAACGTCAGACCCAGCCATCGCAACGGAATTGTCCACGAAGGTAGAGTCAAACGGTCCTTCAACAATGTAAATCGGTTTAGTTTCATCTATCTTATCCAATCCATATATTTTGGGTAAACCCTTTTCAAGTATGATAGTAATGTATTTGATCTTAGCATTTAAAGACAAAGATCTCCCTTGGAATCCAAAACAATTACCCTCCTTATCATAGAAGGGTATAATTATTCTATCTTCCTCGTGAGACGTGCTGTCAAAAGTTTGTTGAATAGAGTTAGTCCACTCTTTAAACTTCTCACAGTAATAAAAATCACCGAGTCTATCTTGTGGAATGTTACGTTTCTCAAGATATCTCCGTGAATGATGTGATATATTTAGGTCTGAAATTCTCTCCAAATCTTTGAAGATGTTCTTCTTAAATTGGGGTGGTTTGAAATCAAACTTAGGTGTCTCAACGTACCTTCCTTTACCAGTTCTACCATCCTGATACATCTCCATGACAAATTGATTGTACAAAGATACATCAAAGTCCTTCAAGAACTTAGTAAAACTTTTACTCACACCACAGTTATGACACTTGAAGGTGTAAGTATTCTTCATCCCAAACAAATACCCTCTTGCCTTGTTCTTATGCTTCCGAGAGTCACCACAATAGGGACAACGAAAGTTGTATAAGTTATTCTTCTTCTTGGCAAACTTAGGCAGTCTGGAAGAAATCTCTAGGATGTACTTGGTCTCGACTGCTGCCAAGGGCTGTATCCGTTACTGGACTCAGTATAACAGGGGGTTGATTCTGTGTCAAGGTTCTTAGGACTCTTTGCCCGACTGGACTAACGATGAAAGATATAACACTAAGAGCACCAAATATAGTCCACATCTTCTTCTCCATGACACGGAGTCTGTCGTCAACTTTACGTATATCTCTTTCACATCCTTTCTTTATATCGTTTGCTTGTCTGTTTATTTCACGATGAACTGACTCTACCTTTTCAAACAATACAGCATCTATACGATCTTGTTTATCTAATTTCTCATTGTGTACAGCAAGAAGTTGCCCCATCTTTACAGAGTTTTCCTGTAGAGTTGAGACAACTTTTTCCAGTCGTTCTATTATTGCTGAATTTATACTCTCTGCCATTACCTTTTCCAGGCCACTCGTGTTCTATATCTACCTATCGGTGTAGGCTTCCTTTTCTTTTTCCTTACTGGTACTGTTGAACTATCATCACCTGTACCAACCACAGCAGTACCAGTAGCATTGGTAGGAGCACCAGCACCAGCATCTTCAAATAGTGACATAAATTCTTTGAAGGTCTTCATATCTCTCTGAGTTGTTTATAAAGATTATAATCTACAGGTATAGCATCCAATTGTTCACCTGGAACATTAGGATACCTTTCCAAAAACATTTGAATAGTTTTTATAGCAGACCAATATTCCTTCTTAGACTTATAGAAAAGCATAGAAGTTGCTGCGTCATCAAAAACATTATACAGTATAATAATATGGTTTATAAGTAAATGCAATTTAATATCCCCAGTCTCTACATACTTTTTTAGATGTCTCTGTACATATTTGAATCTTTTCAGATCCTCATAAAAGTCATCCTTAGTAGAAGAGCTGGGGTTATTGTAATGACGTATAGCGAAGAACAGGTAAGTGTCTTCGTTCAAAGTATCAATAAACATTATAATAAGTTTAGATTATCAGCTAGCTGTGAAGGTCTTAGTTGTTCCTGATCCACCAGCACCTTTTACATCTCCTGCAACGAATACCTTATCTGATGCAGTGTTTGTACCTGCGTCCTTGATTGTTCCAGAAATTGTCTGAGCACCAATAGTATGTACCTTATCAGTTGCAGCAGCTGTGAATGTAAACTCTACACGGTTAGTGTTAGTTTGAGCAGCAGCAGTTGCAGTGATGTCAGCACTATCAGTTGTGTTTGTAACTACAAGTGTTGCACCGTTGGTAACATCAACTCTCTCGTTGTAGATAACAACAACAGATCCAGTAGCACCACCAGCATATCCAGTCTCTTCATAGAATACAGCAGTGATAGTAGCAGCACCAATAGTATTAGTACCAGATCCACCAGCACCAACTAATCCATCTATTGAGACAAGAACTTCATCCCAGTACTTTGTTTTAGCAGCGTTCTTATAGTGACGAAGTACCCAACCTTGGTTGGTAGCGAAGCAATTCTGAGGATCATGGGACGCTGCTCCACGAGTCAGATACTTGGGCTTAGATTCGTCTGAAGTAGTTTTTCCCCAGAGTGGCATTGTTCTATAGCATACACAATATAATTCTATTTATACCTTTATCATTGCTTAGATATAGGTCTTCCTGTTGGTTGAGCTAAAGACTTGCGAATTTTCTCAACAATAATATCATCCAAATCATTATCAGTTTCCTGAGCTAACTTCTCTATGGTTTCTACTAGAAACCATTTTACCTTTGGTGACTTGAGTTGTTTTATTATAACACCCTTAGCAACAGGAAGTAATAAACTAAGCATAATACTTTACAGCAGCATCGTAGTAGTCACCCATGTTGTGATCGGCAACTCCATCGAATCTTGTATCATTTTCATCTTCTAATTTAATGACTGGATGAGTGTGTACATAGCCAGCCAACCAAGGAGGAGTCCCTGGAACAATATCATTACCATGAACAAACCGAAGATGTTCAACGTCCTTTAACCTTCTTCTAAGTCTACGACCACCTGGTCTTGGAGAACCAGCAGTAACAATAGCAATATTATCGTTATGTGGAAGCATCAAATCAGCAAGCAATGTTGCTGTTGCTCCACCAAGCGAATGACCTGCAAACACTAATTTTCTCTGCGGATTCAATGCTTCATACCCTAGAACCAATTGAGCAAGGGTTCTGTTAGCATTATTTTGAAATCCTCTATGACAATCATCTCTTTTGATTAGGAACTTTAGATTAGTAACCCAATCAGTCGTTTCATTTGTACC